TCGTTTCATTCATGGGTCGTCGAGGTGTGTTCCCGTTCCCTTTTCGGTTCCCGTTTCGGTTCCCATTTCGGTTCCCGTTTCGGTTCCCGTTTCGGTTCCCGTCTCGGTTCCCGTTTCGGTTTTCGTCGCGGTTTAAGTTTTTCGATTCGTTGGATATTTTGTTCAAGTTATCCGACTCATTCGAAATATTATTAACATTGTTGTTGTTGTTGCGCACACCGTTCCCATTCACGTTATTCACGTTAACGTTGTTTTGGTAATTGTTGTTGCTATTCACCGAGATGTCTCTTTTTTGCGCGGATGCGATGTGCAAGCGAATGGGTTCGCGAATGTTCTTCGATTGAAGAACCGACTCCACGGCTTCGATTATTTCAGCTTTAGTCATCTTATCGTAACTCGCGAGACCAACTTTACGCGCGACACGCTTCAATTCAGCGAGAGTAGACGACGCCCGGAATAAGGTTTCAAAATCCGACCCAGTCAGTGGCGATTTCCTGTCTAGCATGTACTTCCCATCTTTAGAAAGTACCATGGGTGGAAGTGGGAGTTTACCGTCCTGGATGGACGAGTATGCATCGCATATCTGTTCACGCGTGAGATTTAACTCGAGACCCGTGTTCTGCTTCACGAGCCTCTTGAGATTCCTAACATTTATCCCTGGATCACACGCGTCCATATTGATATAAGCGGATAAAAAATTACGAAGCACCCATCATGTACATTCGTATTTTATCTTCGTAACACATATTGAAATCAAAAATATCCATGTTCTCCACGTCGATCGTTTTCACTTCGTGTCTTGATGTGTCGTATACGTATCGGTTTTCTAAACTCGAACGAACGATGCTTTCGGCGAATGTCCTCGGATTGTCTATGTTTTCGTTGTATTTAATACTTGACTTTATCTGTATACAATATACTTCATGTGGACTTTTATCTAATAATGGTGTGAGTGGCAAAGATTCAATCGTCCCACCGTCGACGTACGTGTTTCCGTTGTATTTTCTTGATGAAAATACGAATGGTATGGCTATGCTCATGCACACCGCATCTAACACTTTCATATTAGGGTGTGTGTCGACCGAAAAGTATTCAGTTTTGCCCGTGTTTACACAAAATGCCGATATATATATTTTCTTTTCGAGTTCATCAAACGTTGGATCACACCCACAAATTTCGACAAATTTATTTCGGAGTGGGTCTAGGTCTATGAGTCCGTAACTATGTAAAAAACATTTCAAATTCAACTTTACTAAATCTGAAATGTTTAATCTGAGTGATATGTCTATCACCTCATCGACTGTTTTTCCTATCGCGAGCATGAATGCGAGTATGGACCCCGCGGATGCCCCGGAAATTTGTTGTACATCGATGAGACGATTTTCTATTGTTTTAAGATGTCCGAGCATGGCGAAGATTCCCATGGCACCTGGACCAATCACCAAATATTTCATGGGTGGTCACCTAATAGTACTTAGGAAATTGCTTTCGCAAAAGAGCGAACACGAGCGCGAAAACGACGGTGTGAACCAAAGCGGAGGCTGGACTGGTTTGTCCAGACATGAACACACCCTTAGATCCTGGTGGAAGCGTCAAAAGCATGCCTGGGCTCAACGCCAAAAAGAGCACGGTGGTCACAATGAGATCAGTTCGGGTCAACACGAGACCCATGGCCTTGGCGATCAACGAGTACACGAGGAAGAACACGAGAGCGTGGAACAACACCGCAGTGCGTCCAGTGAGACCGTTGCGGAACTTAACACTTGTACCGTCCGTGCGAAGCAAAATACCTGGGCTGAGCGCGAGAAAGAGCGTGGCGGGGATAGAAACTTTCTGGGACGTGATATCTGGAAGCATATTTGTATTATGTATATATTATAATTCTATAGCTCTATTGTCTGAAAAATCGTAACAGAATTCAATAAAGTCGTGATACTTGGCGTGTTTTAAGATATGATTATCGAGCGCCCTATCTTTGAGGTAGCGTTGTATTAATTTCCACATCCACCACAAGTCATCGTCAAAATGACCACCCCAATCGTCGATGTGAAGTGGCTTATTCATTTCGACGGTGGCGTCGTCGTCATCACTATATTCATTATCACTCATACGCTCTGCGGCGTGTGCATATTCATTCCAAACCATTATTTCTTATCTCTGATGCCCGTGAGGGAAAGTGAAGTGGATTCCTTTACTGGAAGAGTATCGAGTATAGCCTTTAAGACACTTTCGGCCTGCTGTTCGTTTCCATTGAAATATGTAACGAGACCTTCTTTCACGGTAGTCTTATTTAAACCAGTCTTCCTGGCACTTTTGCGAACAGAGATTTTACCCTTCTTGAGATTGATCGCGTCGAGACCGTTATCCATCATGAGTTTCTTCACTTGTAGCTTGAGTGCCTTTTCGGCTTGTGTGAGAACTTTGATATCTTCTCTGGCTTCTGTAATTTGCTTGTTCAATTCAACCAATTTAGAGACGCTGTTTGAGAGTTCGTCTGAGGGAACCTGAGACATTATATAATATACCTAAAACGTTATTTCTTTAAGTTTACGCACACAAACCTCGTTGCATGGTGTCTGGTGCGATAGTAGAGTTGTTCCACACGAAGGCTTCCTTAGGGTTTGGTGGATCGGCGCGGATTTGCTGGTTAGCATTTCTCAAAGCACCGCCTATGCTTTCTGGGTATCCAGTTTGTTGTCGTGGTTCGAGGAAGTTTTGGCCGGAGAGGATGTCATCTGGGGCAAACTCACCGAAATCCTCCTGAGGCGCGACTTCGCGTGGCAACAAGGACGAGGCGAGTCCGGTACCCGCCTTCATTTCACAACCGACACCGGCTTCCGCGGCTGGTCCGACAGCGTCGATGCCACCGATCATCGCATATTCATTCTCCTTAACGCTGTACGTGGCACGACCGTTGGTGACCATGAGATAGATCACCACGGCAATGGCGAGGGCGATGAGCGCTTGGCGAGGGGTGACCTTCTTCATCTTCATCATCTTTTTATATATAAAAACAATTTTTTTATTCGTCGTCTTCAATCACGATTTCGTCTGGATATGATTCAACTTCTGGTTCTGGCTCGGGCTCCGGGTCCGACTCTGGGGTCGGCTCAGGTTCTTGGACTGGTTCCGGATTCATCTTGACCTGGACCAAATTCCAAGTTGGACCGAACGCCTTCTTTGCAAACCACAAACCCGCGTATTCGAGCATGATAGAGCACTTGATACCGGTGAGTGTGACGTCTTCACCCACGAGTTCCTTCTTGGAATTGAAAATCTTTGTCGCTGAAATTCGATCGGCGGATAGTGTATCTTCCTTCGTGTAAACCTTGGTGATGGTCTTTTCTGGGAGTTGTTTGCCAAACCAGGTCGCACTGTGTTCGTTTGCGGCGGCGATGTTATTGGCGTGAATGTTTTCAATGTTCTCGACACCGGTCGCATCGGTCAAGTCAAATGTGACTTCACCTGAAGCATCGTCGGTGACCACGGCATTTCTCACCTGGACGTAGCAACGCTTTTTGTCTTGAGTGAGTGCTTTGACGTGATAAAGTCCATCTTCACCCTTAGATAGAGTTCCGTAAATCATGTTATATATCATACACGTTTCAAATCTTTAACCCCTACAAATGGTATCATCGCAGCCTTGCGTATTATAGGTCTTGGAACCCAAGCATCTCTCGCTGGTTTGAAACCATACAGCGTTTCTTCTAATCGGAGTTTTTCTGGTATGGGTAAAGGTCTTTTCGGCCTGTAGTTGAATTCATTTTTAACATATGATTCCGATGTATTCTTGATCCAATTATTGGTTTCTATATTGAAACGCATATCGGATTGTGTTTTTGTAAATCCCTGTAGATTTCCCATATTTTGAGTTGTTTTAAGTCCATGTACGTATTGCTTTGATATTTTAGATGAATCAGGTGTGGTCGTGAAATTTGAGTATTTTTTAGGATTTACTTTTATCGCCTTGTGTGGATTGATATTCTTGAATTGTGTGTGGCGCTTTGGTTTTTTAGTGAGTGGTATTCCCACTTTTTTCATTATATTTTCCATGGATTCATTTGGGAGTATATTTTTTCGTGTGATGAGTTTTGCTAATTTTATCATTCTTCGTCTATCCTTCTCTTTCTTCTCGGGTGGTCTGAGACCGAGTTTTTGCATCGTGTATGAATCTTCTATGAGAAACCGCTTCGACGCGAGTTTGACATTATCAAACTTACCGATGACGTATTTACCTGTGATTTTGAATATATCGAGTGCTTGAATTTGATCGTCTCCGACTTCGAACCCAAATTCTTTTGGGCGCATGAATGCGATATCGAGAATGCCACCCATATTGATCGATTCTATTCGCCCAGATTTAGGTGAGTATAGACGAATTTTCATGTCCAGCGTGAATAGTTCTATATCAGCGAGTGTATCTGGACCTCGCTTTACATTCTTTCTTTTAGGTATGAGTGTATATCTTCGAGTCACGTAAGGGCCTGTGTTCGAAAACCCGAGACCTATGAATTTTCCTGGTTTACCTCGTTTATCGTACACGACTTTAGCGAACCGTTTATTCACTCGTTTAGATATTTCACCGAGTTTATTCCATAAAAGGAGTTTTATTGCTTGGAGTTTACCAAAAAATTTCACATCCGGTTTTATTCTCGGCACGAACTTAGTGTCTATGTCGAGTGTCATGATTCTTTGAGACGGTTCCAAGTATGAATTTACCGCGTCCCCACCGGATAAAATCAAATCACCGACTGGATTTAAGAACTCCGTGAGCTCGTCTATGACGGCGTACAATTCGTATCTCAGTGCGTCCGTGAGTATGACACTCGCAAAATCTTTGAAGTCTTCATCGCTATGAAGCCTGTGCATTCTCGCCCTGAAACGAGGCACGTCATCAGATTCATAGAATCTCTTAAGGGTTGGATCGTTATGGAATAACTTTTTCATCTTGAATCTGTTTATGACCCCCTCTGAATATTCACCTTGATCCATGTTATTATTAGGTTACATAATATTATTCGAACAACAAGGTTAAAGATGTGATACCTAAGTAAGACATAAAACAAGATGTCTCTTGAAACTGTTATTTCCGAAATCTCTGCCCTCCGCGCCGAAATCAAGTCTTTGACTAAGATTGTGCGTAAGATTAAGGCCAAGCAAGACGATCCGGACGGTACCAAGGCTGCGTCTCGTGCGAAGAACAACGGGTTCAACCGCGAACAAGCCATTTCTCCAAAGCTTCGTGAGTTTCTCGGGGTCGAAGAAGGAAAGCTTGTGTCTCGTTCCTTCGTCACGCGTGCGATTAACACCTACGTTACTGAAAAGGGTCTTAAGCATCCGGACAACGGTCGCGTTCTTGTGTGTGACGACAAGCTCCGCGATCTTCTTGAACCACCTGCGGATACGCAAGTCACGTTCTTGAACCTCCAAAAGTTCTTGAGCCCACATTACACCAAAGTCGAACAAACGGCTTAAAAAAAATACCCATTAAACTTATAAAATGATCATCGACAGGGAAACCATCGAAACCCTTGTTGGTACAAAAATATCGAAGATAGATTTGTACCAAAAAGCTTTTACACATAAATCGGCTTTAAAAGAAAATGGAAACTTAGACTCGTTCGAGACGTTGGAATTTATAGGTGATTCTGTGTTGGGATTTGTTATCACAAAATTTTTGTTTGATAGGTACGAACAACAAAAGGAAGGCTTTCTTACGAAAGCGAGAACAAAGCTCGTGAGAGGTGAGACACTCGCAAAGATTGCGATGAAACTCGAGATGTACAAATGGATCCAAATGGATGAAAAAGGTATGAGAAACGAGTGGTTTAAAAATCCGAAGATATTAGAAGACGTGTTTGAAGCCTTCATTGGAGCTATATATATGGATTTAGGGCTTCTTCATGCAAAGAGGTTCATTCTGAATATTTATGAAAATCCGGAACTCGTCGATATGCGATCCATCATGGTGGATGATAACTATAAGGATCATCTCATGCGGTATTGTCAGACTCACGGACACCCACTTCCAGATTATAGAGTCATATCACACGATAATGGTGTATTTTATGTCGACGTATACGTGAATAACGTGATACTTGGACGAGGATTCGCTAAAAATAAGAAACAAGCCGAACAAAATGCAGCGAAATATTTTTTCTATCCACATTAGTAATGATTCCAATATTATTCGTGGCTGTCACTCTATTTTTTAGAAGGCCGATCCCTAAACAATATTCAAAACAGGCACTCATAAACGAGTGTGAAAGATTGGGTGTATCTTCGCAGGGTACATCTCGCATATTGAGACATCGGATTACCCGCTTAAAAGGTAAAACGGTTTAAATCTCAAGATGCACCCAAACGTCGAAAAGCTCTTGAAAAAGACATACGCTGAACAGAGGTCACAAGAATGGCTCGATTTGCGAAAAAATATGCTCACCGCGAGTGACTGCGCCACAGCCATAGGTGAAAACAAATACGAAAAACCATTTGACCTTCTGCTCAAAAAGTGTGGTAAGGGAAAGCCATTCACTGGAAATGCAGCCACGGAACACGGAAACAAGTACGAAGACGAGGCTCGTATTCTATATGAACAGAGACACAATGAAGTCGTACACGAAATTGGTCTCGAACCACACCCGAAGCATCCCTGGCTCGGTGGATCACCCGATGGTATCAGTGAATCGGGTAAACTCATTGAAATCAAGTGTCCGATGTCACGTGAAATTTTACCAGAAGTTCCGCGCCACTATATGCCACAGCTTCAATTATGTATGGAGATCCTCGACCTAGAAGAGTGTGATTTTATCCAATATAAGAATGC